TTCCGCATTTATTAGAGTTGGCAAGAACGTGATCTGCTGAGTTTCCATTAACAGAGGGGCATACCATGTCGATAACACTGTTAGCACTTCCGGTTACGCACCATACAGGACTACCGCTGTCAACTTCGCCAGTAAGATACGAATTGTCAAACATAAAATATAAGTTTCCGGTATATGAACCAGTAAACTTCGCATTTGTATAACTAAAAACAAACCAGTTGCCCTCGGATGCAGTTCTGAAAAAACCGTCACTGTTAATATTTAGTGAACAGCGAGAAAATTCGACACGACCTGATGCAATATACGCATAACTACTATTTCCAACAAACTTGCCTGAAAGCGTACTAAGATAAAAATATGCCTTTCTACTTCCAGTTGCCACGAATGTCAACGATACGCTATTGGCTGTTAAGAACATATTTGTAAGATGTATGTTCTTTATAGTCACGTCATTGCTGCCATTGACTGTAAAAACATAAGATAAATCAGTAGCAGAAATATTCTTTATGGTATGATTATTGCCATCAAGTTCAAGACATCTTAATTGGCAACCACTCGTTATTCCTTCAGGATATTCAGTGTTCATATCAATGTCGTTGCCGAGTTTAATATAAACACCCGACTCTATTGCCTTTTCTACCAATTCATCCCATGTTGTTACTATATATGGGTCATTTTGAGTTCCTGTTCCTGCCATGATGTGCCTCCTATTCGATAGTAGTCACGCCCTCGGGAACGTAAACGTTCCGGACGGCTGTGCCTGTGAATGTTCCTGCACCGATTATACGCACCGGAGTGCCGCCGAGAGTATCAGGTATTCGTGGATATGTGCTATCGCCTGAGTAGCCGGTAACAGTCGCAGCGCCGTCCGTGATCGTGTACGTCCATACACTGTCGGGGACGATGTCAGGCGACTCCGGAGAAATGTCCTGTCCGACCACTACCGCCGATATCTCTGTAATTGTGCCGTTGCCGATAGTTTCGACCCTCAATGTGTGTTTACCTTCGTCAGGACTTATCGGTACGGCAGCTGAAAGCGTTACTGTGTCACCCTCATTGACGGTCTGCACCGGCTGTAACACCTGCGCTATTTCATCGAGGAGCACCCGGAAACCCAGCGTGCCGTCTGCTTCGGCAGTCATAACTATTCCGACGTTGACAAAGCAATCTGCCGCCTGACGTATTCCGAAAGCTCCCTCTGCGCTGGTATATCGTCCCTCGAAGTCGCCCGGGAAAGTGGCCAGGGCGATCGTGTTCATGGTAGGGACTGCAACCTGTGAGGACGAGCCTCCGCTGCCTGACGAGCTGCCTGAGCTGCCCGAGGACGTACTGTCTCCGGTGTCGGAAAGCCCGGCGGAAGTGATAGTCTGCGGAGCCCTGAAGCCCCACGAAAGCCCGGTAACAAGCATCTGCATACCGCTCTGACCGGCGATGCCGTCTTCTACCGTTATCATATCGCCGAGATCGAGTGCCGGGTCGCCGTAGTAGTCACAGGTACCGGAGTGCCAGCGTGAAGTGAAGCCTGCTGCGATAGGCTCGATCCACTCGGTATACTGTTCGATGTAATTGTCCGAGCCTGTGAAGATGTATTTGTTGCAGGAAAATCCGAGAGAAGCCGTTCCTGCGCCGGCGGTGTCAGCTTTAACAGTGCGTCCCTTGCTGTCAGTGTATCGGACCTGTGCAACACCGTAAAGGCCAGACGAAGGCTTGAGGCTGAACCGGCGGTCTGCTTCGATAGTCCGCACCGGGGACATCCCGAACTTCCGGAACTCTATCTTTCCGCTGCGGTTTGCAAACGCAAAGCCTCCCATGAGCTGCGCTATCTGTCGGACTTCTTCCCAGCAATTTGGCGAGAACTCCACACATCTGATGCTCTGAGCCGGACGTCCGATGAGAGCTGCAACCTCAGCAGGAGTCTGCTCGAAAGTGACAAACGCCGTCTTTTCAACCTTCTCCATGATCGTTGCAAGCCGCAGCACTCCGACAGTATCATCGTTGATAGCTGCTTTCAGACGGTTCAGACGGTCGGCACCTTTGAGACGTACCTGCCCCTGAGCGTTGAGCTTTTCCGAGGACGTAATGTCCCACAGTCCGAGCGGTACCCATTCCGGATCCGTCTCGCCGACATCAACGCCGACTTCAAGCGATATCTGAGCGCCGTGGAAATAGCTGTCACCGAGAATAGTGATATTGTACAGTGTGATATCAAGGGTTCCGACATACATCTCCCCGAACGCGAATGTATCATCAGAGGATGTACAGCGCTGATCTGTCCGGGGAGTACCGAAAATGTTGCCGTCGCTCAGAGGGATAACAGTTCCCGAGGCAAGCGTGAGCGTGCCCCGGATATACTGCTGTGCCCCTGTGTCTATCGCTGTGATATATGCTTGTGATACCGTGTACATGGGAGACCTCCTATTCCTCGATGAGGTTGACGGACAACTCTCCAATACCGCCCGTATAGTTCACATTGCGGTCAGAGGGATAGAAACTGTGACCAGTTACATAAACTGGATTGCCGCCGCTGTACTCTCCGTCAAAAAACTCCACCGTAATCGAAAACTGGCTCACAAGCCCTTCAACCTGACGAATATCAGCTTCTTCCCCCTTGAATTTAAGACTGAGCTTATAGGTATTAAGTCGCACCGGATAGCGCAGTGTTTTACCTGTTTCGGTACTTCGACCAGATCCGTCAGACAATAGATCAGACCGTGTGATCTGGTAGCCGTCCCGGAGAGGCTGTACAGCTGGCTGAACCCCTCCGATCTTTCTGATAGCAAGCATATTATCCGCCCTTTCTTGCGTTGTCCTCCGCCACAGCCTTTACAACTTCGCGGCTGAATTCTCTTGAATTTTTGAACATATAGTTGATTATTTCGATATTCATTCCGCTTCTGAGCAGCTCTACAATGAGACGAAGCAGCTCAATGATCTCTGGATCAGCACCTACCATACCCTTCAGCTTTGAGAGGGGCGCAATGACCTCGGGATCAACCTTTGCATTCCTGTTGTCGCCGACCATAGCAAGCGTCGGAGCTTCCGCGAGGCCACCCTGTGCGAGAGCCGGAAGATGAGGTATCTCAGGCACATCGATAGTTGGCATCCATTTAAAGGGCCTTGCACCAACAATCTTGATGTCCTTGATCTTACCAAGCACCTTGTTTATTGCGTTAAACGGTACAGAAACAACTTCGTTGATACCGTCGATAAGGAAATCAACTATCGTCTTGAAAGTATTATAGATGCCCTCGGTTATACCCTTGAAGACCTCACCGCCTTTTGAGAATACCTTCTTAACGTTTTCCCAAGCCTTGCTAAATGTCTCCTCGAAGAACGATGCTACTTTCTTAAAAGGCTTCTTGATCTCACTCCATACAAGAGTGAAAAAGGCGAGAGCGTTGCTGAGGTCGAAAGCATTTTTCACGCAGTCCCACGCCTCGCCGAATATGCTACCAAACCAGCTTCCGATACCGGTGAAAACACCCTTGACAGCATTCAGAAGATCGGTGCATATCTTGGCAACTCGCTTTATTCCAGATGATATGGCGTTGAACAGACCGTCAATGATATAACCGCCCATTTCTGCCATGATCTTGGAGGGCGAGGCTATGCCGAAAGCCTTCTTAAAGCCTTCGATGAACGGCTTGAAAATACTGTTATATATCCATGTTCGCCTGTTTTGGTAGCGATACTCTCAATGTAATCACTTCCGGCATCGCCGACATTGCGCTTGCCGCTTACTGAGATAGTGATAGCCTTTCCGGTAACAAGGCGTCTTGTCCAGCCTTCTGTGTCGTATGGGTTCCATTCCTCGACATTGCCGTCGATAGAAACTGAGAAACTCTCCATATCAGCAATAGTTTTAAGGTTTGCAGGAGTTGAACCGTCACCGCCTGTCACGTCAATACTGAACTGATTTTCGTAGCAAGGATAAACTCCGTTTACTGTATTATCTGGCATTATTTATCATTCCTTTCTGAATAAATCATATCGGCATCCACGACATACTCGCAGATTCCTTTTTCATCTTTTCCTATGAAGCGGACTGCTTTGACATCCGCAAATCTAATTATGTGTGCTGTGGTAGGTATATCGCGGAACGCACGAACAATACCGCTTACCTCGGCAGCCTTAGTCTCTGCCTCTGAGGGATTATTCCCCCATCGGATCAGAAGCCTAACCTTAGTGCTCTCGAAGCTGCTGTCAGTACCGATGCACTCGCGCGGCACGAATTCTTCGCGCTGATAAACGCCTATCGTCTGTTCATGCGCACAGTCGATACCCCCGGCGGTTATGTCCTCGAAATCAAGGATATCCGCAAGCAAATCGGCTATTTCAAGCAGTGTGAGATAATTCATAAGCCTGCCCTCCGTATAAAAATTTCTGTGAACTCAGTTCGCACGAAATCTTTTTTAATGCCGCTGATATAAGGTTCAAGCCAGTATGCTCCGGCATTTGCATTCTTGCCCTTCTGGAAGTTATATTCCGGGTGATAGTACAAACGCCGAGCCTGTGGCGACCCTGTAATGAGAACAGCTCCTGTCTCGGTGCTTTCAACGAACGTCTGATTATTCTGCATATCTCCTGTATCAAACGGCATTGTCTGCGATGATACCAGATCGGTGTACAGCACTTCAAGTGTCTCGGAAGCCGATGCAAGAGCTGACTGCTCTATCTGCCGGATCCGTGCATGATCCAGTTTGATGGTTATCTTCATCAGATCAGCTCCAGTCTGGTATAGTTCACTGTCCCGTCCGGGTTGCGGCATTTCTGGCTTGCATAAATGTGTCTGCGGATCCCGCTGAGCACGTTGACATCACCCTCGATGTTGTCAACATCAGGAGCAATATCACCGTTGAAAAGTGCCGTAGCATTGAGCGTAATGAGCTGCTTGTCTGCTGTCATACGCTGATAGGTCTTTTCAGAGTAGTTGCATTTTCCCTCGAATATCACTGTGCGCTTGGGAGAGCCGTCACGGTTCAGACCGCCCTCCCTGTACACTGTTATCGGTGTAGTGCATACTCTGTCCGGTACGAGCTGAGGATACTTCATTCACATCAGCCCCCTGTAGCAAAGACCCGTCTGCATGAGCAGACTGTAGGTTTCGCTCGATGTAGTAACACCGCCGAGCTCTACGACCTTCGACTTGTCGAAGCTCATGCTCACTCCGTTGATGGAATAAGCGCTCAGCGGCGATTCGAGGAGCTCAGCGTTCTCGTAGCAGAAGTCCATGTGGAGCACAACTGCTTCCTTGATGAGCTCCTGCTGGAACTCTGAGAGATTCTCGAAGCCTTTCTCAACTATCCTGTTGAATGTCAGGCTGTCAATGTTGCGGCAGGCTCTTTTCAGTCTTGCTTCGACCTCTTCGGCAGGTATAGCGCCGCTATACTCCTCAGGCGGCAGATATGTGCTCATGAGCCTGTGTATTCGGTAGTATCCACGTCAACATAGATACTGTCGATATTGCCGTCCTTGCCGTTCGGGAAGGTGAATACATCAGAGAGTGCACGGTTCTGATAGAGGTAGCCATCTCCCTTTGTGTGGCTTCCGGGAGCGAAGAAATAGATGCTTGAGATCTTCGGCACAACCTTTGTAGTGAGTGGAGAAGCAATGAGCACATTGATCTTGCGGGAACCGAGAGCAGTCTTCTCATAGTAGCTGCCGAGATCTGCCTTTGCAGGATTTGCGACCTCAGTATAGACATATGCTCCCGCAGAACCGGAACGTGTATAGTAAGTCTTTCCGCTGACAATGTCAGTATCTTCAGTAAGAGCATAGTCAGCAAGTGCAGGCTCAAATCCGCCGTCCTCAGGATCGAAGTTGAAGCGATCGTAGAAGCGTTCATCGTCGATAACTTCCATTACCGGTACGCCGTCGATGTCAGTAACTCTTGTCTCAAGACCTGTACCTGCACCCTCTGAGATCTGAGTCATCTCGATCTTGCGAGTAAATGCCGTTGACTGTTCAAGCAGATCCATAACCTGAGACGTTACGTACATAATAAGTGCTCCCTGAGCCTTGTACCTTCTCAGCTTGCCGGCTGCAAGGAAGCCTTTGAGTTTATCGAATACGTTGGACTTAGTGTATGAGTTTGCTGCTGTAGCGCTGTTATAACCAGCAACGCTCTCAGCCTTGGCAGCTGTCTTGGAGAAGAACAGCGCATCCTGCTCAGGAGAAGCCTGAGTAGTCTCAAATGTCTTAGAGATATTCATGATAGATGCAGTCTGATTTGTCTCATCAACGTCAGCCTTGTCTACCAGGAATTCGATATCTCTGTCGTGGGTAACTGTGAACGGTACATCCGTCTGAACGTACTTACCTGAATTCCAGCCACCGTTTCTGTTGTGGGACTTGTATCCCGATGTGGACTGCTGTGTGAAGTGGAAGGTCTTTGCATCAAGCCATCTGACATTAGTAGTCACGAACGGACTTGAAAGCGTATCCTGAATTCTGATTTCAAGAAGATCGCTCTCCCACACCTCAGCATAGTTACTTGTGTTTGGCATAATTGTACCTCCTTAGTGGTTAAATCTATTCCAGCGTT